CCGCTCTAAAGCCCATTCATGAATACCTTATGAATGTTCTAAAGTTTATGCCCAATGACGGAACTTTTAGCCACCCCGCGTTAGCGGAGAAGGTTAAAAGATTCACAAACCGTCATAGTCTATATTGCTACGACCTTACGGCCGCAACAGATAGATTTCCACTAGAATTCCAGAAGAGGGTACTTAAACCTCTTCTTGGAGATCTAGTAGAGGGTTGGTCAACTCTTATTACTGAAAGAGATTTCAGATATAAGAAACAATTGATTAGATATGGAGTAGGACAACCTATGGGGATGTTATCCTCATGGGCTGCCTTCTCGATATCACATCACATCCTCATCAATTTCTGTAAGAAGGATAAGTCCTTCTATGCAGTTATTGGTGATGACATGGTGATGCAGAGCAGAAGAGCTGCAGAGAAGTATAGGGCTCTCCTTGACCATATGGGGGTTCAGATCAGTGACGAAAAGTCACTTGAACCAACACATGATTCAAGGACAGCTGAGATAGCGAAACGTTACTTCCGTAACGGTATCGATATCTCACCTATTCCTCCTCTCGTACTCGTTGAATCAACAAAATCTGTTGAAGGTTTTATTGAATTCATCGAAGTACTAGCTTCCCGAATCAGCAAGTCCGGTGGCTCAATCGGACTTGACTGGTCCGAGCCTCTATCTCGTTTGTGGAACACAAACAGGGATAGAGACTCTGAACCAGCCCAGGCCTTGTTGCAATCCCCAACCTATTTGGAAGATTTTAAAGGCTTCCAAACCCGGGTTCCCCCCCTTTCGGGGGTTCCGGAAAGGTGGGATTGTTCCAAAGATCGTTTTATCATGAATCTTTGGGACCGCTTCATTTTAGATGAAGTGACAACAAAGTTGAATCAATCGAAAGTGGTCTTACGATCACTTGGAATTGATTCTTCTCGCCCGAGCTCTACAGAGATCGGACAGACTCCTATAATCAGATCCTACCTTACCTGTAAACAGGTAGAGTTGGACAAGGTTATAAGAATCTACGGAGGAACTTATGTGGGCGGCGAGGCTGACTCTTTTGAGCCAACACCTCAGAACGTCCTAAAGAAACTCCTATCCGAGCCTGATCCCTATTCTCCTAAAGATTTCCAGGAGAAAAGGATCATCAGAAGGAAGCGTAGCTTGCAATTGATCCAGAAGTTCTGGATAAAGAATAAGAGGATGATAAGTCCTCCTGTTCCAAAGACAGACTAGAATCCTATCTGTAGGCAGTCAAACTGACG